AAATTCAATATCTGACAGATCTCCTGAATCAGATTGGAAATAGAACGTAAACTTTTTATCATCAAAGTTACCTCTTAATCCACTCGAAACACCATCACCGTCATAAACTACTGCTGTGTCAATCTTAAACGTAAATGGATCTTCAGTAGTGCTATAAACATTAATACCTCGGCTACTAATTATAGGCTGGTCTGGTCCGTTTCTTCTTATGTTAACATCTACGTAGTAATAGTCGTTGAGAACTTCGTCTAGTGCAGGTGTTATTGTAAATGCAGGATTTGCTGCATTATAAGTTGCGGCAGCATCGTATACAAAAGTACCTGATGCTTCAACCCATTCATTAGCAGGAGGATCAATATCCCAATATATTGTTTCTCCATCAAGTTCAGTCTGTCCTCCATCTAACCAATAACCTACTGTTTCGCCTTCGTTTACACTATTTGTTTGAGCTCTTAGAGCAAATTGAACATTTCGGCTAGTATCATTAATAGTAACAGATGAACTTATACCAGTTGGGCCAAAACCACTAACTGTAAATACTAGTGTTTCAACACCTTCTGTTGTTTCATCTTCAGTAATTGTCATAGAAACTTCTGCGTTTCCGCTGTTATCAATTGTAATAGTTCCTGATGTACCTGGTAAACTAATATCTTCTTGCTGTACATTGGTGCCACTAATAGTATAACTAAATTCTGTTCCTGTTGCAACGTTAACTGTTTCAACTTTAAATACTACTGTGCCGCCTTCGTTAACTTCTGTTATAGTATTTCCTGCGCCGTCTTCAACGCTAATACTTAAATTTGTTTGTCCACTAGCCGAGCCACTTAGTGTACTATTGTTAGTGTTAGCAGGCTTAGTTAAACCTAGGCCAGTGGCTACTTTATAATTAAGATAACTAGTTGTTTCCCCTTTAACAAATTCGTCAACTGGAGTATCTGGAGCAGGGCCGCCTTCACCTAAATCTGCGTCTTGGAAAATAATATCAAATCTTAAACTGTTTGTCGCCGTTTCCCATGCTTTAATAGTATAATTATTTTCAGCATAAACACCTGAACCACTTTTAGTATATATTGTTACAGGGTTACTAGAACTTGTATTAGACCATTGTGAATAAAAATTACCTATTGATGATCCGCTGCCCGGGTTTGAACCACTAGCTGCGGTGCTGTTTTTACCAAAGACAATGGCGCCTTGAGTACTAAGCATACTACGCCAATTTAAAGTTTTTGCATTGTCTGGAAGTGCAACGGACTGCTGATTGTCTGCTGAAAATTGTAATTCTCCGCCTGTATTAAAAAAGTATCTACGCTCGTTTGCATTTGCCCATGTAACTGTAATTGTATGATTGATAGAGCTACCCGGAGCACTAACATCATTACCACCCCATTGGGTATCTCTAACCGAAGTTGTGCCTGCCATTATTGACATTTGTCCTGGGCCAAGAAGATCATGATCTGTAACAATATCATCAGCTGCTGAATCAAAATCTGCAAAACCTTCTGTAGTATCAGCAGAAGCATATGTAGAACTTATATCATCTGGATCTAGTGGATTTGCTCCAACATCGGCTGCATCTACTCCAATAAATTCTCCGTCACTCGGAGAAGCTAAACCGTCTCCAGTCCATGCTAAATTGTTTGATCCTTTTTGATGAGTTCTTGCTTTAACTAAATCATTGTATAGAGCCAGCATATCTTCAGACTCAATAACTTTTGAAGTTGTAATCTGTGAACTCTCAAGGGCGCGACCGTATCCAAATTCTGGATCTACATTGTTGTCGCCCAAAACTGATGCAATTTTTGCCTGAATTGCATTATACTCAGCTCTGCTAATTACGCTTCCTATTTGTAACGGCATGTTTGTTTCCCTTTAAATTCTAATTGTATGTATATTTATGTAAAATTATAATTCTGATCTTTCAAAAATAGTTGGTTCAGGAACTGCTAGTTCTCCAGTAATTAATTTAAGACTAACCGAAGTATCTATTCTGCCAGTAACAAATTCATCTTCATTAGGATCGCCTAAATCTGCGTCATTAAAAACTATTTGAAAAGATAATATAGTATCAGACTTTTGAAACACATCAATATAATATTCATTTTCGCTATAAATTCCAACTCCAGTCTGTGAAAAAACTTTTAATCTATTTTCTGAAGATGTTGATTCCCAGTCAACTTCTGTAGTTCCACTAAAGTTTCCATATTCAACTCCAGTACCTTCAGTACCGTTTCCGTACACTCTGTTTTTTCCAAAAAATACAGTACCAACGTTATCTAGCATAGACTGCCAAATTTCATCTTTTACGCTCGGTGGCGCTGCTGTTCCTGTACCTGGTACAGATAGTCCTCCAGTAAGACTAGCATTAAATCTAATTTCTCCGCCTGTATTAAAAAAGTATCGTCTGTTATCAGCAGTATCCCATTCTATTTCAAATGCATGATAAATTATACTCGACCATGTAGATGTTCTTGACGAAGTTGCAACAATTTTTATTGAAGACTGTCCGGGTCCAATCAAATCTTTATCATTTTCAATGTCTGTAACTGCATCAAGATAATCTTGAAAGCCTTCATTAATGTCTTCTGTAGCACCTAATGAACTCTGCTGCGGCTTAGCTTCACCTGTTTGTAGTGCAGGATCGATAAATGTAATATTTCCATTTGACCCTATAGTAACTACTGTAATAGTAAGATCATTTGCTGGAGAACTACCTCCCACTAAAGTTCCAGGAATTAAAATAGTGTCTCCTACTGAAAATCCCTGTCCTTCGTCTGTAATATTAACTTCGTAAAGTCTACCATTAGTTACAATTCTTAATTCTAAATCAGATCCTGCTAACAAAGGATTGTATAACCCAATGCCTCTGTCGCCGTCCGCCCATAGTAAGTTATATGTATTATTTGTTTGATTAGGCAAATCGTTAACATCGGCTGCATAATATCCAATAATTTCGTCAGAACTTGGTGGAGCAAGACCTTCAGGGTTAGTCCACTCTAAATTATTTGATCCTTTTTGGTGTGTTCTTGCTCTGACTATATCGTTATATAGAGAAATCATGTCAGCAGCGGTAATAGTTTCTCCGTCACCTTTTGCTTGGCTTTGGAGTTCTAAACCATAACCTTGAGTTGTTCCGTCACCTACTCCTAATACCCGATTAACTCGTCCTCGAATTGCATTGAATGTAGAAGATGTAATTACTTCTCCAATACGGTTGGTCATTTTTCCTCCAATATTTTAAAGGCGTAATATACACTCTACTAACTTTTCTTCTTCAGCTGAATTTGATTCTAATGCTATTCCTATTAATGGGTTACCATTAAAATGAGTGCTTGCAGTACCTTCGGCATCTACATATAATTTATCACCTTTTACTACAGATCCTACAACTCTGACTGGAACACGACCTTCAAGTGCAAGTGCTTGTCCTTTAATTGCTGAGTTCATTAAGTATGCTGGATCAGCTGAAACTACACCAATTGGATAGGAATCTAGTTGAGCAGGTGCTGCTTCAAATGCAGGGTCTTCGCATATGTACATAACTGTTCCAACTGGCCAAATCTTTTCTGTTGTATATTTTTCAGCCAAGTCAGCAAATCTTGCACTTGTTGCTACACCTTCAAATATATCTGCTGCAATAGTATTATTACTATCACGGACTGCTATAGTTGATGCTGTTGCTGTTTCACTAGCATAAGTGTAACTGCTTCCAGTTAAACCTATTTTTAATTTGTCTGCTTGATCTGCTGTTCCTTTGAATTCGTCTGACCATACTTGATCAAAAGGCTTATCACTAGTACCAAGATGATAATCTCCAGCAGTTGCACCTGGTAACAAACCATTTGGATTAATAGTTATTGAATGTACTGGTTGACTTGTTGCGTCAAGTGTAATAAAATGTATTTCATTGTCTGGTGCACTAGAGTTTTTAATTACTCCTGCGGTACCGTCTGTAATAAATTCAAAAACATTGTTAACAACTAAACCATTTGTCAATTCTATTTGATCATTAAATATTGCATTTCCTGCTTGAACAAAACTAGAAGCATCAATTCCTCCTAGTCTTTCAGCGTTTGCTGCTGTTCCCCAAAATTTAGAACTACTAACACCAGTAGTGCTGTTTGCATCACGTAAAGTAATACCTGCTTTAATATCATCAAAACCTGAAATACTATTTCCTTCAACTGGTTTAATAGTAAACGCTTCATTTGAAATAACAAACTGTGCAACATCATTTACATATGCAACAATAATACTTTTAGATACATCTGCAGAGTTAAGTATGGTTTGACTAACCATTTGTGTAACACCTTCGCCTGCGTCTTGAGGACCAATCAAGATAAACGTTGCGCCATTGTATACATATAGTTGTTCGTTTGCACTATCCCACCAAAAATCACCCTGTGCTAATCCAGCTGGTTGTGTTCCTGAAACTTCTGCGCCTCCAATTGAACGCCATGAACTGTTTTCATCACGGAACTTCATTCTGTCTGAGCCTGTGTCGTACCAAATTTGTCCGCTTACAGGTTTAGGTGGTTGATTTGCTCCTGCAAAATGTTCCATCATATGCAGGAAGTTTTCATTATGTACTTCTCCATAACCTGCATAATTTTTACCAACAAACTTTATGTCTGTTGTTTCATTTAGCGTACCATCTTCAACTGTTGTTAAAGGGGTCTTGCTGAATCTGTCTATAGTATATGCCATTTAAGTGTCCTCAATAATGTATCTTGTACTGTATTTATTCATTATAGGTTATTAGTGTCACTATTCACTATCCAATTTCCTAAATTATTGATAATAAAGTATCTTGTTTCTCTTGTAATGCTTAATGTAAATGACGGCGTTAAACTGTTTGGTAAATTAATACCTTGTAACACACTTACCGTGCCGCCTGCTGCTGCATTAACCTCTACTGTAGTAGTTGACGAGTTTGTTGCAACGTCAATTGGGTCTGTTGATTGGTTTCCGTAGTAATAGCAAGCAACTCTTGCTTTTTTACCTTCTGCAAATGCACTAGGAGGATATAAATCGTTTAGATAGTCAATCAATCTATCGTTGTATTCACCCGAAACATAACCAGTTAAATCCATGCTGAAAATAATTGGTTCTGTTTGTATTGTTCTATCAACATAAATTTTGTTAGCAGCATCGTAATCATCTGTAGGCTCTGTCATATTAACAATTTTACTAGAAGTTACATTAATATCTCCTCCAACATTAATTTGGAATCCTGTTAAGCCTCCAGTACGTGTTAGAATATTATTAACCAATCTAGTAGTATTAACTGTTAAACTAGTAAGTGTTCCTAAGTTTTCTAAATTACTGTTAGTTACTCCGTTACCTAGTGTTGTTGCCGATAGAACTTGTGTGTTCTCAATTCTATATTCACGTCCTGCTACTAAATCAAAATGTTCTGAAGATGTCCAACTGTTTGTTAAATTATACCAATTAATTGTTTTATCTGTAGAACCTTTAAGTGTAATGCCGCCGCCGTCTGCTGTATTGTCAGTTGGTCCAGCAACTGATCCTAATTCAATATTTTTATCTTCAACATCAAGTGTTGTAACATTAGTAGTAACTTGATCACCTTCAACAATTAAGTCGCCTGTAATTCTTGCACTACCTGTAACATCTAAATTATATTGCGGATTAGATTGGAATATACCAACACGTTTTGTGTTTGGCTTAATTTTAATTGCAGTTGTTCTAGCAACCGGATCTGCACTACTGTTAACATCAATATTAAAGTCGTAACCTAATTCCGTACTTCTTATAGATACACCGTCATCAACAACAAAACGTCCTTCTTGTCCAGTACCGATAACTAAACCACCATTATTGTCAATAGTAAAAAATTTATCGACGATGTTAGTTGCAGAACTTTGTAAAAATTCACTTGCAGGAAGTTCTGTTCCTGAAGCTGATAATAAGTTTTGTGCATTTCTAGTAGTGCCACGATAAATAAATCCTATTTGGTCTACAAGATTCCAACCTTTATATATTGTACCTGTTGGATTTGACTCTGTGACTAATCCTTGAACAGTATTAGTTGGTAACTGGTTTGGAATAAATTCTATGTTTGAAAGTACCGCAACTAAACTTCCGTTTATAACTAATTTTAATACTGTAATTGGTGTAAGGTTTAAATCATCAATAGAGTCAACTACAATACCACTAGTTCCTTGCGATGAAGTATATGCAGGACCAATTAATTGCCAATCTGTTCCGGTAAACAAATAAAACTGCTTATCAATAGTACTAAACCAAGTGTCTCCTGGAATAGGACCTGATGGAAATGTTTCACTGATAAAAGAACCTGCTGCAGACTGAAAGGTTTCTCCATCAAAAACCTTTAACTTATTTTCTGACTTATCGTACCAAAGCTGACCTGTAAGCGGAGCAGATGGCTGATTAGTGTTAGCAAAGTTTTCAAGCAACTTAATAAAGTTTTCGTTTACTGCTTCTCCAAATCCTGTGTAGTTTCTACCTACTAAACTTATGTCTGTAGTATCGACATCAAGTATTCCGTCAATTAGCTCTACTAGTAAAGTTCCGTCAGTTCTGTTAATTGTATATGCCATTAGTTCTTATCCTTAGGTGTCTGCAAATATTATATAATTTATTGTTAAGTATGGAGGCATAATTTCTAATGCTGCACCTAACTGCTCTGCTCCTCTAAACACACCATTTCCTGTTGGGCCGCCGCCGTCAATTCCACCCGAAGAAGCAAGACCACTAGTAGTTGCTGTGCCTGTTGAAATATTCAAACTCTGTACGTTACCACTTTGTGCATCTGCTAGTGCTACTTCGTCATCACGTATTGCGTAATGTCCAATACCGCCTGGTGATTTTAAATCATGCTCGTGTTCTGGTAAGTTTTCTATTTTTATGTCTTTAGCTTCACTACCGCCCGAAAGACCAATTGTATCAGCTGCAATATTTGTTACTCGATCTGCTGGAAGGTCGCCCATATTATCAGCACCCAACGGCATTCTACCTCTCAAGTCCGGAAGAGCAAAAAATGCAGTTGACTGAATTCCTTCATCATCGAGATCTGATTGAGATTTAAACTTATAACCAATAACATTAAATAATGCTACTGCGTCAGCTTGACGTAATATTGTTCCATCACATAAAAACCATCCAGGCGGTGCAATATCACCTGCAAAAGGAACAATCATCCCCACTGGATTTTTTGGAACATCTTTTAAGAAATTAGTTTTAGTAATTTTAAAAATACCAGTGTCGCCGGTAGTTCTGTTAATCAAAACTTCATCACCGTTTTGTAACTCTGTTACATCAGTTTTTGTTGTAATAAAATCACTGTTAACCGTAATATCAAATGTTTTTGTAAGTTCTCCAGAACCGTCAAAGATTACATCGTCTGCTGTAACATCACCTGTAACTTTGAATGTAGTTCTGTTTGTTAGTTTAGCAGCACTTGATGCTGCACCTGTAATTGTACCTTCAACTGATCCTTTAAAAAATCCATGGAAGGTATCTGCATATACATCTTTAAATCTATAATCGTCTGTACCAATAGATGGTTGTGTAACTGCATCAGGATCAACTGTAATTGAATTGCCAAAAGCTGTTGTTCCTTTTACTAATAAATTAGTACCAATTTTTAAATTTTTAGCAATGCTCATACCGCCTGAAGTTACTATAGATCCTAAACTAAGATCATCTCCAAATGTAGCATCTGCTTCGTTAGTATTTCCAATTTCTATAGCATCACTAATTTTAGCACTTCCGGTTACATCTAACGAAACTTGAGGGTTAGAATTATTAATACCAACATACTTGGTGCTAGTTGCTTTAATAATGGTGCTATAACCGCTGGCGTCTTTTGTTTTTATATCAAGGCTAGCACCATTAATATTACTTTGAAGTATTGCAACATTACCTGATGCTTTTGCTGTTAATTGACCATTAGTTCCAAATTCTGCACCGTTATCATTTTTTATTCTTAATACTCCATAAGAGTTATAATCGATGTCTCCTCTTATAAAGTTTGTAGATTCAATATTTGTTGTACCTACACGCAACGATTCAGCAGCTTCGGCTAATCCGCGGTATTTTAGTACACCTCCAGAAATATTTCTTGTTGTTAAGTTTATACCCGGTTTAAGTTCTGTATAACCTCTAATAGTTGATTTAGGAGTAAATGCATCACTAGTAATAATAGCAACTGGAATGTTAGCAACTTCAACTTTTAATACAATATGAAGCTGGTCATCAGTTCCTAAAATCTGTTCTGCTTGTAACCCTGATCCAAGGCCGCCGCTAAACTCTGGTCCAACAAGCAACCAACTTGCACCGTTATTCAAATATAACTGTTGATTTGCTGTATCTACCCAAAGATCTCCGGTTAAACTTAAACCTAAGTCGGGCTCTGTTGTTCCTTTTTTGATGCCTCCAGCTGCTACCCAGTTTGTTCCGTCATAAACTTTTAATTGTTCTGTTCCGACTGTTGTGTCATACCATGTTTGGCCTTCTACAGGATTTTCTGGAGGTTGAATACTTGCAAAATTTTCCAGCATATGGAGGAAGTTTTCAGCGATTGCTTGTCCGTATCCTGTTGCTTGCCTTCCGAGAAAACTAATACTTGTAGCACTATCATTAATTTCACGATCTTCTACAACTATCGTACCTTTATTAACTCTGTCAGTAAATGGAATCTCGTATGGCATTATGAATTACCTCCGCTCAAACTTTGTACTCTTACAGTATAATCAATTTGTATTAGTCTGTTTAAGCTCTTTTGCACAGGATGGAAAATAACATGTGTTAAAAGTTGACCTTCGCCTAATTGTCCAGTTTGACTTGAACTTCTTAGACCTAGTTCATCAAATACATATAATGCATTTTCGTTAGATGCTGTGTCAAAAGCATCCTGACCGTTTGGTTCACCATAATCTAACAAACATGTAATTAAGATATCTGTGTAATTAGTTCCGCTAATATGTCTAGTTTCAATTTTATTTCTTGTAGGATCGGTATTATCAGCGTTTCTATCATCTACTACTTTAGTAAATGTTTGGTTATATAAACCTGCATTAGTTCCGGTAGTGTTTGGCGTTAAGTATGTAATAATCCCTGTTGGGTCAACATTAGTGCCGCCATTACCAAAACTCATTTCAGCAATAGGACCTTGTCCGGCATTGCCTAAACTTTCTGCAAGTGCAATACTCATATTTTCATAGTGTATTGCGTTCTTTTTGTCAACAAGAACTTCTCCCGTTTCGGGGTTGTGTATCTTAATGTGTCCTTGCACAAATACTCCGTTATGTTCATTTATCATGTTTGTCATTTTCCGTTCCTACAAGTGTATTTATTTCGGTAACTCAGTTATGCTCTTACGCAAGAATCTTGCAATGTCATTTTCTGCATCTTTAAGTGGTTCACCGGTGTTATTCCATAGTTTGCCAATTTTTCTTACTACTGTTAGTTTTTGACCTTCTTCTAGCGGCTCTGTTAAAGCCAAGGTATTGTTAACTACTGTAAATTCAGGCGGTAATATAACATCACCATCTGGACTGTCTAGTGCTAGTGTAGGATCAAAAGATTTAATTTCGTTTTTACGCAACCTTTTGCCTGCTGCAAATACTTCAAATTCGTTTACACTGTTAGGTGTAAAGTCTAATATAAAGAACGATTGCTGATCTGTTGCTGTATAATTGCTAGTTATTACTTCGTCCTTATAAGGCATATTTTTAGCAATACCCATTGCATAGACTGGTGTACCTATATCATATATATCACCTGTACCTGTACCGTGGGTTGATCTTCGAAGTTGGCGAAGTGAATTTCCGTCTATTGCAAAATACTCAATACGCTCTTTTTCAATCCAAATAATACCTGGTTGATTTAATTTTTTATTTGGTTTTTGTAATGTTGTTGTGTCATTAACATATATACGCAAATCGTTACTATTTAAAGGCTGTGTTAGATATATTCCTTCTGCTGTATCAAAACGCTTGTAATGTGTTCTATTAAGAATATCTTTAAATTGCTTCCATGCAATAACAGGTGTTGCAACTGGTGCTGCAAAGTGAATAATATCAATGTCGTCGCCTTCATTTAGTGTATTATTCAATTGTATTAATTGTGGTGTAGATAATTTATAATCAACTGTTGGTGTTAACAGTTCGCCGTTAACAGCAATCCATATGTACTGTACTTCAATTGCAGGAACATTAAGTATAATTTTACCAGCAGTTAAATTATGATATCTATTAAATTCTGCACCTGAAGCTAAAGTGTTTGGTCTTTCAATATCATAACTAGTACGATGTATATCAACAACATCATGATTACTAAATTGAATAACTTCAACTTTTGTACCTACAACGGGCTCTTGATTTAGTATTAGTTTACTTCCTTCAATTGTGTAACTACCATTTTCTAAGAATATTTCAATTTTATCACCTTCATTTAATAATCCAGGTAAGAAATTAATACTGCTATTACTAATATTAACAGTAAACGAAACATTCCTTGTTAATAGATTACCATTGACATATACAAATACTTCGTCAATATCTATTGACGAAAACGGTACTTGGAATGTTTCCAATCTATAATCTAAGTCATTAGCATCTTCAACAACAAACACTCTTTGATATCCTGGTCTTTGAACTTTATTATCTAACATTACTACTGTAAAGAAAGAACTTGGTGTTTTGTATATTGGAGTTTCAGATAGTATATATTCTTTTTGTCCTATATCTGCAAGATAAGAATCTCTAACTACTCTGCTGTAATTTTGTTGTTCTGTATTTGAATATATTTCGTAATCTAAAATATTGCCAGCCTCTGGTATATCTGGATTGAATAAGAACTCAACAAATCCGTTTTCGCTTTCTCTTGCAATAACTTCTAATTCTTCTGTAATTTTACCGTTAAGTCTAGTATAAATTTGTAATGTACTTTCCCAAGGTGTTGATGTTTCAAATGCAATTTTAATACCATCTGTAATAATTTGTGAAATATTTAGAATATTTTGTCCAGTGACTCCAATTGTTAAAATATTTAAACTTTGGTTAGCATCAAATGTCTCTTTAAATGTTATAGTAAGCGCCTTGTAGTCTAAAGTATATTTGCTGCTATCTAAAATTTCTCCGTCAAGTTTTACAATTACTGCATCATCGCTACTTGGTAATATTCCCATATTAAACACTACATCAGTTGTATTAGTTATAAATGTTTGATTATATATGTCTCCGTTGCCAGATCCTATTCTTTCATAAACAGTAATATCAACAGTATCTAATACTTGTCCTGGTACTAATTCTTCAGGGCCACCGCTATTAATACTAGTAACAAACAGATCGCCATCAACAATAATATCTTCTGCATTTACACCCTGTGCATTGCCTAAGAAGTCGCCACCAATTAATTGAGTATCGTATGCTGTAGCGTCAGGTAAGAAAGAACCGTCTGAAGATATTTTTCTCACAACAAACCTATCTCCATCAAGTCCAATAATACCAAAGTCTGCCAAGTTAATTAAAATTTGTGTTCCATTGCCTGTAATGCTAGGCATTTCTGCATTTGGATTTGACGGATTACTTGGATAGCTAGGATCATCAATTCTAACACCGTTTCTATAGATATTATAAATTACATCTTTTTCTAATGGTGTTTCAAGTTCAATAACTGTTGTTGAACCATCTGCAACAAAAAGTTGGTCTTCAAAGGTATTATCATAAGTGTCCCAAGTTGATGTATACCATTCGTCTGTGTCCCAACCTGCAGGACCATCAAAGTCAAAACTTCTAACTTCAACGCCGCCATAGTCAACACCAGACATTAATTGTCCTAGGTCAACACCCGGCATTCCTTCTGTGGGATAGTATCTATGTTTAATCCTATCCTGGGCTGATAGCATAGCAGGATCTTTAAAATATTCAATTCTTATTACAGAATCTAATTCTGGAGGTCTTACAAATGCAATTTGCCCTAGCTGTCTTGTATAAGAAAGGTCGTTATTAGTAACGTTTAAGTATACATAATCATTTCTAAGTGCTTTTTCATCATTAATAAACACTTGAATCTTATTGTTTCTAAGATCCATTGGCCATTTTAAATCAAATTTAGTTTTTGCTCCGGTACCTGTAAACTGCTGTGTTTCTGGTAAGTCAATTACAAAAAATTGACCAGATACTCTGTCAAATTTAACATTGACATTCATTGATCTTACTACTGTATCTCCTATTACTGCATTTAATGAACCAGAGCGGCCGTTATTTGATACAGAACCAGATAGTATAATTTCAGGAGCACTTATGTATCCAGTACCGGGATCAGTTATTTCAATAGATCTAATTTTGCCAGCACCAATGTAGGCTTTTGCTTTTGCACCAGTACCACCTCCGCCAACAAACGTAATAGTTGGGGCTACAGTATATCCTGCACCAGGATCAAAAATGTTAACTGATGTTACTTTGTAACCAACATTATCTTTCCAATTTTTGTCAGGATATTCGTCAAATCTATCATCATAAATTACTAGTTCATCATCTATAACAGTTACTTTTGCAGGAGTAATCTTTTTAGTATCTCTGTCATAGTATGGAGGAACGTCAAAATCACTAACTAGTGTACGTGTATTATCTGTTTTTTCATAAGAACTTAAATATTCTCTAATACTAGTTGAATATGGTTTTACTTCATTAATATAATCATTATAACTAGGTAGACTATCATTTTGATAAGTTATTTTTTGTTCTAATTCTCCAACATTATGTTTTGCTTTTACAAAACTAGTTTTAAATACCCAATCAACATTTAATTGTTCACTTAGTACATATCGTACACTTGCAAAGAATAATTCGTTATAATGTACAGCTAAATTATCAACAAATAAATTATCTTTTAATGCAGATAAGATATTTCTTGTTTCTTCAACAGGCTCTGTATCATAAAAATTACCATCATAAGGGTAATTGTCAAATCCTACAAAACTAGAGTTTTTGTTATATATTTTATTATTAAACTGGATAGTACCATTTTCTCTACCAATTGTTTTATAGTCAAAAGTGTAATCTCTATCACCAGTATTATCTACTTTTTTAAGCAATAACCAACCCGCTGTTCCAATTTCTTTTATTTTAATAATATCACCAATTTCGTCATCTAAACTGTAAAGCTGATAGCTTTGATCAACTAAGAAATCTACCTGTGTAAATTGGTTATAACCATCGGCATACCAATCTTCATAATCCCAATATAACGAAGTATCAAAACTTTGGACTTGGTTACGTTTCCAAGGAGTAACATCATCTTGTGTATCATAGTGATAAATTGCCCAGCGGCCATCTGCTGTTGAATCAGAACGTACCAGTACACTCAATGGTCTTACAACAATTTGTGTATTGCTAGTAAAATTTTGTCCTGCATTTATAATATCAACTCTTGTAATTTGACCTAAATTATTAATAGTAATATCTAGATCAAGATCTGTTCCATCACCAATTATTGTATAACTTGGGCCATTTCTTTTTGTACTTGCAGTTGGAACAAATGTTAAGTCATTATAACCTCTGCCTGAATTTTGGATTGCAACTCTTCTAACAGATCCGTTATCTGAAACAATAGGAGTTAATACAGCAGTTTCAACTTTAGCAGTACCTAAGAATTGTAAATCTAATTCAGTATCTACAATTCTATCATACAATCTTGTAGATACTAACGGCACTTCTTCTTTTGCGTTGAGTAAGGTAAGGTCAAAATCATCTACAATAACATTGTTTCTTAAAACAATATTTGCACGTTCAACTACTTCTTTTAATGCTTCTTGCCTATTAACAAACCAAGATTGACGTGGTTTAAACAATGTTCCATAACGTTGTTTTAAAGGCAGTGTAAGATCTGGAACTTCTCGTCCTCTGTCATCATAGCCGACTAAACTGTGTATCCACTTTCTTTCAAGATCTGATTTTGGCAGGCTTGTTTCAAGTCCTTCTGACAATATTTGATACTCAAAGTGAATATTTTTAACTTCAGCATCAGACGTATAATAACCAATATTAAGAGCAACATCTTTATCCGAAATAAGACTTTCGCAATTATATAGTGCAAATCTATCATTACTTAGAAGTGTTACGTATCGATATCCCTGTCCCCTTGGATCAGCAATTAGTTTAGCAATATCACTTACTGTTTTAGATCTATTTTCTTTTGCAGGTAATGTAAATTTATCTTTAACCCAGAAGAAATATCTTTCGCTAAACGCACCTGTTTCTTGATTATATACTAGTTTAACAGAATATGCATCATCACCATATTTACTTTTACCACTAATTCCTCTATTTAACCCTACAGGCGTATCTGCTAAACTATCCCATTCGCTAGGTATAACTTCACTTTCTACCCATTCATAAACATCGACACTATACCCAGGCACTAGCGTATTCCAATTATTGGCTTGTAATACTGCATCACCGTGATATGCATCTTTGAATCTTGCTGTACTAATATCCCACCAAACTTTTCCTACATTTTGTTCTTCCCAATTATTAGTTTCGCTAAAGAACTCTGGGAAGTTTGTAGCATTATATCGTGCTAGGTCAATATAAGACTTCCAAGATATTTCTTGATCTGCTTCGCCTACTATCTTTCCTTGAATAGGATCAATAAAGTCTAAGTAAGTTACTAGTTGATTAGTTTTAATGTTATACAAAAATGCATGTTTAATCTTGTTTACGTCAACAACAGGCTGTGGAGATCTAACTACAGACCAAGAATGTGTGCCTTTCTCCATTACATAGTCTAAGAACGATCCCGGATTTGTAGATCCGGCGCCTATTGTTGGATTAGTTGGAAGTCCAACATACACATTATTTTCGTTCATTAACAACGATCTTGCAAATCTTGAGCCGCCGTCAACATCGCTAGTACCAATATACTCTAACTGTTCTGCTTGTAACCAGTGTCCTTCTATATCTTGATACAATGTAACGCTGCCACTGTTTACATGATCTGACAAGAATGTAGTAAAGCCGTCGTCAAATGTAGTTTGAGGAGTTTCGGCACTGTTTTCGTCTAATACATAAGATCCTAAATCAATTGGGTCTTGGTATCTGTCAAATCTTGTTTCAACTTTAATATTACCGTTAAAACTAGACACTGCTAAATATTCATCAGACAAAGACACTGCATAACCAAACTGATCAGCAAGTTCTGTACCTGGTCCTGATATTGTTTGTTTTAGTACAAAATGATTTCCATTTGGATCTAGTGTGTAAATGTATACTTTACCAGTATCAAAACCATCTTCATCATTTCCAGGTTCGCCAATTATAAGAGTATTGCCGTCTTTAGATATATCTATTGATATACCCCAGTTACTTCCCGAAGTAGGTGCAACTATTTGCTGATGATATACATATCTAGTATCTTCTAACCTATAAATTAATACTTTGTTATCAGCATCAATAGTAGTGTCAGTTTCAACTGAAATTACTATTACTTCTCCATTTTGACTTACTGCTAGATCTCTAGTAAAATCTATTACATTTTCGCCTAACGGATCAAATAACGCATCTGGATTATCTATAGCACCGCTATATAAAGGATGATCATTTGGAATATGACTTAAATAATTTATTCTATAATCAATTTTTTGCCACTTGTCTCTAAAAGTAGGCACAACATTTAAGATAAATGTTTGCGCTTGATAAAGCTCGCTATTATAAATGACTATGTCGCCTATTAAATAACTTTCAGTAGATGACCAAGCACCTCTATATCTTTGATCTTTATCAAGAGCATAATTATATGTGTTTCCGTCTTTATCAGTTCCGTGTTTTAACAGATAAACTTTATCTTTAGAACCGATATAAATTCTATATAGTTCTCCGTCTTGTGCTATTGCAACTTTTTGTCCTACACGCTGACCTACAAGGCCTGTAGCACTGCCTGGAATTGTGTAGGTACTAACTAGATTCCAAGAAGAGTCAGTTCTTGTGTAGATTGAATATGCACCTTCGTTTGTTATATTCTTTAATGTACCTTCGTTGTCAACTGGTGCGTTATACACTAGATTCCAATCATTATTAAGTACCGAAGGAACACTAGCAGGTAAATTTCTACCTGTTTCGGTCTGGCTTTCTTCATAAACCCAATATTCTTTATTTGCAAGTGCAAATACATTTAAATCTGAAAATTCTGCAAGGCCGCCATAGCTATTTGGATGTATTGGAAAATTATTTGACGACGGATGTTCAAGTACTGCTAGTCTACCAGTATCAGGACCGATAGTTGATACTGCTTGTATTTCACCCATTCTACGCTGATTTGGGTTTCCGTTTTCAATAGTATTAAGTATTAGCGAACTTCCTATACTAAAGTTACCTGTTTTATTTTTAATATAAGCACGAGCCTTGTTTACGTTTCTATTTAAGTAATAGGTTACTTCTGCTGATGCTCCAGTAAACTGATCTTCAATTACACTTCCTACTAATGGTTCAAAAAAGTCTTGAAACTGTCCGTCACTGTCAGTGTCAACACCTACTGGTTGACGGTCAATTTGTATAAAATCTATCCAACCGTCCCATAAGTCAAGTATTTCATGAGGGTCTGAATTAATATCTGCAACAACAGAGCCTACGTGCAAACTTGCTAATTCAAAATCATATTGAGGATTTTGAGGCTCTATATAAACTCTTATATTTGAACCAACTGAAATACTGTCAAGAGCTTTTGGCAATCTTATAAGCCAACGATTATCAAAAAAGTCTTGTGGGTTTTCGCTATATTCTAAACCTCTATGTGACAATGTTGTGATATATGAAAGATATCTATTAGTATTATTAGGAAAAACGAAATCTAAACTATTATAATAGTATTTGATATCTCTTAAATCATCACTAACTATCAAGTCTTGATAAATTAAACCATATGCAGGTGTACCAAATGATTTTAAATCACTAAATTCATCTGCATTAATATATTCTTGTGTTTGTATTTTCCAAAAGCCGCCAAGTTGGCTTATAAACTCGTAATTAGGTTGTGTATATTCTCCTATTACATCTTCATCACTATTTCTAATTTCAGCAGTTTTAGGGAAAATACCATTTGTGTCTTTTACATACAACAACATTTTGTCTTGTAAAATAAATACCGACTCAATAATTGCTGCGCCTTGATCGTTTGTAATTGTATCTCCAATTGAAGGAGGATTATTAAATGCTGTTAGGTACAATACATAATCAACTTTTGCTAAAATTTCATGTTTGCCGTTTCCTGTAAATCCGCCATTAATAAAAGTAGAGTTAGGAATAGTATACCCTTCTTCTGGGTTAATAACATTTAATCCGTTAGGCCAAACTTCTATTGGACTGCCTTCAGATGCTCTATTTAAATTTGTGTAAAGGTTCCATTTTAGTACTATGTTATCGGTTGGCTGAGATGCACGATATTGATCATACGGAGCCCTTACTAGTAAATGGTCAACTACTTGATTTGGAAAATAAGGCTGGCCTTGTAATAGTAGAGTAACATCTCCAATGTCTTCTAACGGAGTTCCAGTATTTTCTTCGGTAGCTTTTGTAATGAAACCTGCTGCGGTTGCTGCTGCTTCAATTGTACCATAACTATCAAAAGTACTATATACCAGTGCGGTTTCTGTCGCTGGAACATCTCTTACTGCTCGCCAAAAGTTTTCTTGATACGAAACAATATCATGGCCTTCATAAGCTGTATCTTGGTCCCATAATCCTCTGTAATGTCCTGAAATGTTACTTGCATTTGGTGAACCTACTACTAAAAGTTTGCCGTCTGGAGACATTGCAATACTTTCGCCAAATCCTTGTTCTGGATCCATTGGTGCTGTAGTAAGATCAGGTTTTAAAATATCTAATATCTTAAATTCGCTCTTATAAGTAGGTCGTTGCCAAAGTTCAACTACACCATTATTTGCTACAGAGTTACCTATTGCAATGTTTGCATTTTCTGCAGAAACTGCTATCGAGTTACCATAAGAATTTTTTACAGCAAGATCGTCGTCTTTAACATAATATTCTTTGAAATCTAAGAAACTTTCTTGTTTCTGTAACACAGACCATTTATTATTAGTTCCGTCAATCCACAATTTTTGATTATGCCTTAAATCTTTTTCAATAATTAGATTTGCATCTTGAATATTCGTAGCACGAACACTGCGTAATATTGTTAAGTAACCGTTGCCGCTTTCGTCATCAATGTTTTGTATAGTTTGTGTAATCCCTGTTCTAACATCTAATTTGTTATTACGCAATCCTTCAATTTGATAAAAACCATCATTTCCTCGACCCAAACTTCTAACACCAATAACGTCTCCAACTTTAAAATTAGTTGCCTTAGTTAATGTAATAGTTGCTAACGGATTAGCATTTGTATCAATAGCATCTGCATCTTCTGCAAACCCTTCGATGCCAACAACTTTATAATCTGATACTACGTGCTGTAATACGTCCCAGTCTTGATCTCTACCAGTAACCCAAATATATTGATTTGAAGATATTCTATTAACATCAGCAGTTAGAATATCTTCAAGATTTTCTATAGTAAATGCAATATCATCTTCGTTGATATAACCAGAATCTTTAACTTCTTTGTAGTAGTTGTCTACTGTTGGGAAAGGTTTATGATTATAATCTGACGGTCTTGCATTAACTTGATAAGGTAAAATTTTAAGTGTAAGATTAGTATCGTTAATAGTTAAGTCATTTACTAATTCTACTGTTTGAGGTTGTACTTTTAATTGTTTTTCATCTATAATATATTCAACTTCTTCGTAACTATCAACAGCACCATACTGGCCAGTTCTTAATGCCCATTCTTCAAAAAACTCTAAACTGTCTTTGTTATCGCTGCCAAGTGCATCAAAAAGTTTTGTTAGTGCATTGGTTGTACCCTTATCTTGAATAAAACCTTGATAGAATTTATATTGGCTTACATCATCATTGATAATATTAGAAAGATATTGACGTTTTTGATATCCTATCAAATGCTGTGCATGTTTCTGTTGTTCAACATCAAAATTGTCACTATCTAAATCGTAGAAATCAGCAAACTGTATTGATCTATAGTCAAAGTTAGGAATAAGTCTTGATTGTGGTCTTTCGTCTAAACGCTCCCAGTCTTGAGGAACAAAGTTTTCAACACCTGCTAAGTCTGTCTTTGAAACATAATAAAACTCTTTATACTTAACTAAAGAACCTACACTATAATCTTTCCAAGATTCCCAATCAGTTACTTTTGCTTCATCGTAAATAAATCCAGGTATGTTTAATCCGCCGGTCCAATTGTCACTTCTATATCCCGTGACTTTAATTCTTTCTTGGCGATATCCAGCAGGTCTATCATAAATTACATCATTAAATACTGTTTCATTATCTAACAAAATAACATGTTCAATTTGTACAAGAGGTAGTCTAACACCATAGATACCATCTTCAGAATTTTTTACCGATAAACCAAATTGATTTTCTGAATCTCTAGCGATAGATGTAAAGTTTCTTTGTAAATTTTTGCCATCTGCTTTTACTACACTATAATTATAGAACTTATCAAAGATATCATCAACAACTGTAAAGTCTTTATAAAACTTAAATTGCTGTGCTCCAGGCGATAATGTAAGTACACTATTAACGGCCCAATTTTGTGTAGTCCAGAATAAAAACTCTTTGACACTAAATGTCCAATCTTCAACCGAACCAGTTTCTTTATTGAAATAATCAAAAATAAATCCTTGATCTTTTAAGTACGCTTCATAACCTAATAAAAAGTCTACTACATCTTGGACTGTTGTTAATGTTGTGCCATAAGGGTAATTTAATACACGAGAACTAAACGCTCTTCTTAGCACACCGTTGCGACCGCCAACTAATGGCAACTCTGCTATTTTAACAAATTTATCAAGATCAATTGTTGCTCCGCTAATATGACTGCTTGTACATCTATAGAAAAATCCGTCTAAACGCACATTTTGAGATTTAACATATTGTTTACCAGAATTCCAGTCAACAAACTCTTCGCTTATTCCGCCAACATTAATAACAGGATCTGTTGATCTAATAATAGGCTCGAAATAATCAAAAGAGGCTTTTTCTTTATCGTATCCAGAAATTGA